TCCTGCGTTAACTATTGAAGTTAGTATTAAATTGGATGATGTAATACCAAGAGGAACATTTAATCTTGTGTTGTTAAAGGTAAGAACACCTGCATTAGCCGACATTGTTACAAAAGTATTTGTAGCAACATCCCTCATATAAATGGATTGACCATCTACATAAAGACTTTCCCATACTTTGTCAGGCGAACCTAATGTAAATACTTCGGTGGTTTCGGGTAATAAAGAACCACTAAAAGTTTGGTCGCCTTTAAAGGAGTTTGAACCCGTACCTGCAAATGTGGTGGATGATGAACTTAAACTTGAAATTCTATCACTTAAAGATGAAGATGTTGCAGTAAAAGCACCGCTAATTTGAGTTGCTAATTGTGCTGATGATGAGATAACCCCATCGCCTATGGTTCTCAAATAAACACCATCATTAACAAGTTGTGAAACATTACTTCCACTAACTACTACTTTTTTCCAGTTCGGCATATCCCCATCCTTTATTGTGGTTGGTAACACTTCCGTGCCCACTTCCCTTTCAGGCCAACAACCAAGATTTTTATGATTACAATCTTAAATAAATAGATAAATTTAAAATAAAAAACCCTCCACTTGGGAGGGTTTCTTTTTAGGATTTTGACTTTAAGATTCCTTCTTGTAATTTCACTGCTAATCGGTAGACAAATTCAATGTCTTTACCTTTGAAGGGAACCTCGCCAAGTCCGATTAGAAGGGCCTCAAGCTCTCGTGTTGAGAGCTTGAGTTCCACTTCTTTTGGAGAATCGTTTTTTGCCATAAATCAAAACTTTTTTGATATCAATATTATACAGTTACAATGTAAATGTCTTGACCATCAACGATAATGTTACCAGCTTTGTAGTAAGAACTTGATTCAGCATTAGCAAGTGTGTTAACGATAGCAACACTCATAAACGCTTCTGCGGTTACAGCGGCTGTGTTTGTAGCAACTAACCCACCCTTTAATGACCAACGATTGTCTGATGCGTCATAGTAGAATGCGTTACCTGTTCCAGTTGAACCTGATTCAACAATGATACCACCTTCGTAAGATGTTCCCGTTGAACCTGAGTTTAATAGGATAAACTTATCTTCAATGTTTAAGTTTGCGGCGTTTACTGTGACTGTATCACCACCTACAAATAAATCACCTGTGATTGAAACATTACCAGTTGCAGTTACATTAGCAAATGTTACGTTATTGGTAGTTCCAACACCTTGAATTGTACCAGTACCTTCTAATACAGTTGTTCTACTTGCTAAAGAAGTTGATACTGCGGTAAATGCACCACTAATATCGGTCTTTAATGCGTAAGAGGATGTAGCAGCTGTAAGTGTTCCAATATTAGTTGTATTGGTTCCAATGTTAGTTTCATTGGTTGTAATCCTTGTTGAGAATCCACCGGATGTTGCAGTAAATGCACCACTAATATCGGATGCGATTTGAGCTGATGATGAAAGTAATCCACCACCACCACCAATAGATTGTTCTACGGTTGTAAGCCTTGATTGTAATCCACCGGATACTGCGGTAAACGCTCCGGTAATGGCGGTGTTTAATGCGAATCCCGCATCATTGGATAGTTGTGAAATAGCACTTCCACTAACTACGATTTTTTTAATTGTTGGCATTTTAATTCTCCATTTTTGTTAATGCATTAACGAAACTTTTTAGATATCATTAATAAGTATTAAGATATTAGATAAAAATTACTTCCTGAATAAGCAATTGTTCCTTCAGGTGCGTTATTTAAATCTTTATTCATATCACCCAAAACTACAAATCCATCAGAATTAACTTCAAACGATTTAAATGAACCACTACCAACTGATAGTGAACCTGTGATTTGAATATTATTTGTTGTTGAGTAGAATGAACCTGTAAGTGTGAATATTCCATTACCACCACCTGCTCCTTCAAGAGTAGTAATTCTACTTGCAAACGAAGATGATAGTGAAGTAAATGCGCCTGAAATATCATTAGCGATTTGGAATGATGATGATAATAACCCACTTGGAAATAAAGCAGTTCCAAATCCACTTCTTACAGCAGATGCTGAAATGAATAAATCAGAGATAAATGATGCGGTAGTGGCAAATGATGATGTTAAATTATTTATTACACTTCCAGGTACATTGATTGAACCCGTTACGATTAATGAGCCAGATACATTTAATGAAGAATTAACAAATACACCATTTACACCTGTGATTGATACTGTTTGTGCAGCAGAATTATCTACTAATACATAGTTGGTATCATCACCCAAGAAAGTTAATCCACCATTAGATTTAATGTGAACATCAGTCGCTGCGGTATTATAAATTTCAAGTTTTCTTCCATCATTAACATCCGGTTGTAAGAATATTGAATTAGTACCTTTAATTTCGTTAGTTACGATTAAAGAAGAACTTATTATTTGTTCACCTTTAAATGTATTAGAACCGGTTGTTGCAAATGAACCAGTATTTATGCTTCCTCCTCCACTACCAAATCCACTTGCAGCTGCAGAGGCTGAAATGAATGTAGAACTTATAAATGATGCGGTTAAAGCGTTCAATACACTCATTGAAGAGGTTTGAGATGCTAATATAAATGAACCCGTACTGGCTGAAGTTAAATATGAACTTGTAGCAGATGTTAAGTTATTAACTTGAATCTGAATAGAACCTGTAAATGTGTTTAATGCAGAAATATCAGTAGCAGTTCCACCACCACTTCCAAATCCCGCAGCAGCGGCTGAGGCTGATGTTAAATATCCAAATGCTGCAATTTGGGGAGAACCACTTATTGTTCCAGCTGGAATAGAACCTCCTGGAAATTCAAATGATTGTGATGTTACTACATCAGCAAATGTAATCTGGTCATCAAAATATTTACCCATTTTAAAGAGTTCATTTGATGCACTCACATAAACAATTTGACCTTCGGTAAACCTATCAGGAAAATTACTAGCACTAAAATTTAAATGTGTGGTATTTGGATATGTTTTAAGAGCTCCAGCTATGTATTCAACATTGGCTAATGCAGTTCCGGCTGCGATGGCACCATTGGTTAAAATATATTGGGTACTAAAAGTAGGCATTTTTATTAACTCCTAATTATGGTGTTGGGTCAGAACCACTTGATGGTACAATAAAGAATTTATAGGCTGTACCTGCAAATTTGGCCAATGCCGCGCTACCACCCATAACGGTCCAACTTTGATATGATTGACCAGCTGCATAGATAGTACCATCACTTCCGGTGTAGCCATTTGAAATAGTGAAATTATTAAGTTGAGAACCAATCGCACTTTCATCACCAGCACCACCATCATACCACATAGTGTATTGACCGGGCGTTGTGTTTCCGGGACTTAAATTATCAGTAGTAGAGGTTGGTCTTGAACCTAAATCAGATGATGATGGATATACAATGTATATTAATTTATTACCAGCACCTAATAATTCTTGAGGATTTACAGTAAAGTTTGGAGATAAAACTCCCATACTACTACTAATTGTAGCGTATAAATCCGTGCCAGAACCACTAAATATTAAATCCATAGCACCACCTGTAAGGGGAATTGTAGCACCATCTTTTCCAAGATTACCTTCCTCAAATGCGTATAATGGAGTACCACTTGTAGATGTAGTTCCCAATAAAGTATTGTAGGTTGCTGGTAGTGTAGACCCAGCACCTCTTGATGATGCGTATATGAAAATAGAGGGATTAGCAGCAATCGGATTACCTATTGTTAATTGTCTATTAAAATTAACTTGATTATTATAAGCGTCAAATACACTCGCGGTGTAAGACAAAGTAACACCATCATTTATGTCTACACTATTTTTTAACAAGTATGAAGAACTTCCTACGTTTTGTGGAACAGCTGACATAGAGGTTGCAGACAATCCACTTAACGACATTGAAAATGGAGTAGTAACTTCAGGGTCAGTTAAAGTAACTGTTACAAGTGTTGTATTAGTTGTAACGGGCGCAGTTAAATTTGCATTTGCAAAACTTGCGGTTGGGTTTAGGTTATTAGTTACACTAATATTAATATCACCACTTCCACTTTGATATATATCGTTCCAAAATATTCTAGCGGTGAACGAATTACCTTCAGTTGGTAATGATACCGAACCACTAAAATTTTGATTTATACTCAATACAGCAGTAGTTGGGTGAATTGTAACCACTGCAAAAGCATCTGATGCTGAAAAGTTAGTAGCCGTTGGGTTTCCAATTCCAGCTGGATATGATACGCTTGCACTAGCAGCTGAACCACTACCATCCAAATCTCTTGTTATAAAGTTACCACTTACAGCGGATTCTACTATATAGTAAGTGTTTGGATTTAATAAAGAACCACTACTAGCTTGAGCTATTGTAATAATATCCTTATAACTTCCAGTTCTAAATCCGAAAACATCTTCAATACTTGCGGTGTACCCATAAGTCCCTGCTGCTAAATTACTAGCTGCATGGATACCAAATATATTAGAACCATTATATGAACTTGATAGCGACGCAGCGCCTGCTCCTGTTAGTGTAAATGTCTGAACACTTAATACGTCACTTTCAGCGTCTGCCCAAGTTAATCTTGTTAGTCGTGTTCCTGTGGTAGCCAAGTTTGTGTTTTGATTGTCCGTATCTGGATTATCCAAACTTACAGTTGGAGCATTGTTAACTGCAATGTTAATTGTAATAGAGCCACTACCCACATTATTGTATTGGTCTCTCCAAGTAACCGTGGGTGTTATAGTTCCAGGAAACGAACCACCGGCAGAACCACTAATACCTATACCAGTAACACTTAAATTTCCAGCAGTGTTTATACCAATTCTCGCATCTGATGATGTGAATGATGCTACTGTCGCAGAGTTGTATTGTGGTGAATATGTCACTCCTAAATTACCTTGAGTACCACTTCTACCATTGGTGCTAGTGTAAATTAAATTACCACTTACTGCGGATTCAATTACATAGAATGTTCCGTTTGTAGTAAGAGACCCCGTTCCAGCTTGAACAATAGTAAATGATACTGAACTACTACCAAATCTAAATCCATGTTGGTCTTTAACACTTGCGCTTACAAAATAGGTTCCGGCACTTATACTTCCCGTAGCGTTGATGGTATATACATAACTACCATTCCAACTTGATGATAAACCAGCATTTGATGTTAATGTAAAAGTTGAGTTATTTAAAGTATTACTTTCAGCATCAGTCCAAGTTAATGTAGCTATTGTACTTCCACTTCTTGCACCATTTGTATTTAGGTTACTACTACTTGGTATCATAGAACCACTTGGTTCAAAGTTTTTAGCTATACTTAATGTGTGATTTCTAAATTGTTTAGTTGTTTCAAATGAAGTTTCAGATGCCGTAATTTCAATACCAATAGTAGAACTTGAATCAAAAGTTAAACCTGAACCACTTACGTTTTGAGCTAACTCAAGAGCGAGTGATGTGGAACCTGTATATTGTGTTGTTCCGTTTGTAAATCTAACATACCCAATTGGATTTGATTTTACTAACCACATTTGAGATACAGCAGATGAAAATGTCACATCATCTATGGTTCTACCATTTGAAATAGTTGTTAGATTATCACTACCAGTAGCAGATTCAATAATGAAATAAGTTTGACCATTATTACCAATTGAAGATGACGCGTCTTGTGAAATTGGAATGGTAATTAAACCAGAGCCGGTAGCGGTAGAAAACGCATCGGTAGCCGTAGCAAGATACACATATCTATCGGCTACATCAGCATTTAAGAAAACACTATTTTTACGAGTAATAACTCCTGAACTATTTGCTTGAAATGGGTCTATTGATGGGTCAAATAATGAGGTTCCACCCAGCGATGAAGTTAAGTTTACCGATGGGTTTGAATTTAAAAAAACATTTGAAATTGTAAATGCTCCAAATGTAATAACATTACCCTCCACATCGGTTGCGGTAATAAGACCTACTTCATATCCAGCAGATGAACTTTCTGGTACCGCAGACATACTTTGGTCTGCAATTGTTGGTGCTGTATTTGAACCACCACCGCTTCCAAATCCACTTGCAGCGGCAGAAGCAGATACACCTTGAATAAAGTGAGTTGATGATGTATTAAGTGTAATAACATTTGATGTAATTGTAATTCCAAGACCAGCGGTGTAAGTTTCTCCACCACCACTACCAAATCCACTTGCAGCAGCAGAGGCTGAAATGAATGTAGAACTTATAAATGAAGCCGTAGCAACCGACATTGATGATGTCTGACCATTTGTTATGAAAGAACTTGTAGCAGAGTTAAGGGCTGTTAAAGATGTTTGAGCAGAACCTGTGAAGGTATTTAAAGCTGAAATATCAGTTGAGCCGCCCCCACCACTACCAAATCCTGCAGCAGCCGCTGAAGCGGATGTTAAATATCCAAATGCTGCAATTTGAGCAGAACCACTAATTGTTCCCGGAGGGACTGTGCCTGATACTGCCGCTTGTATTTGACCAGATAGTGTGCTTACATTAGCCTCAATCGTAGTAAATCTTGTAGAAGTAGATGCTGAAATTGCAGGATATGTTACTTCCCTAAACCTATTGTTTGAAACAATAGAATTTGCCTGAAATGGTTGTATTGTAGTTGGTTTGTTAACAATATCATTGAAATCAATTTGCGGTGAACCAGATACGATTCCACTACCAAGTAGTGAACCACTAATTGTTCCCTGAAATGAACCACTAAAAGACCCTGTGTAATTGGCCATACAAGTTCTCCAACTTTAAATAAAATAGTATCTCTAATCAATAAATAGTTAGAGATTCACCATAACTAATTAGAATGAATATAATAGTCTTAAAACTTCATCAAGGGCTTCGTGTCGGTGGTTATCTTTTAAATTGACCGTGTATACAAACTTTGATTCTTTTAATTTTGCAACATCGTGTACTGCAGAATCATTTGAGAACTTTAAATCAATTTGTTGTGCGTCTCCGGTAAGAATCATACGAGACCCTTTACCCAATCTACCCAATACCATTGCTAATTGATTTTTAGTTAAGTTCTGAAATTCATCTACTATACATATACAATTATCAAAAGTTCTACCACGAAAATGTGTTAAAGATACTAATTCAATATTTTCATCTTTTTCCATTGCTTCTAATATTGTAGATTTGTTATATACCTTTCTCATATTAGAACGAATAGGAACTAACCAAGGTTCCATTTTTTCTTCCAAAGACCCAGGTAAGAATCCATTATCCTCGTTAGAAACAGTAGGTCTCGTGATTACTATTTTGTTAATATTTCTTTTAAAATATAAATCCAATGCAATCTGAACTGCGAGTAAGGTTTTACCACTTCCTGCTTTTCCTAAAACAAAATTAAATGGATGTTCAAGAATTTCTGCTTTAGCGTGTTTTTGTTCATCGGATAAAGTGATTGAAAATTTAATATCACCTTTTGGAACTCTTTTTTCCGTATTCTCCATAAATCCTTTATAGATAAATTAGTATTACAAAACCTTTAATATAAATATCTTGTATATAACAAAAAAGGGGGTCCGAAGACCCCCTTTAAGTTTAATCAAAGTTTATAACTTTATCAGATTAAGATAAAGTTTCTAAACCATGAACGAACACTTTACCGTAGAACTCACCACGAATCATTTCCTTCGCGTAACGAGTCATTACACCCTTACGAGGTTGGAAGTTTTTCGGGTCGTACACCAACGGAGTCATAATCAATGGGATATATGGAGCGTAAACAGCGCCAGTTTCCAAGAATTGTGAACCTTTGAAGCCCATCAATACTACGTTAGATTGCATGTATGGGTTCTTGTAAACAGTGTAACGGTTTGCGAATGAACCTACTTGAGATACACCCATCGCGAACTGCATTGCTTCACCCGTACCATTTGATACGAATCCTGGGATAGATTCCAAGATTGTAGCAACATCAGGAGAAACCACCATAAAGTTAGCTCCACCTCTCATAGTCTTGGTGTGGATTTGGTTAGATACTCTTTGGAGAACCGTACCAAATGTTGAGAACCAAGTTCCTTGAGTGTAAGCTTGACCATTGGTTGCAGCATCTACAAAGTTTGAACCATTCCATTGGAATCCAATTTTAGCTGACCAGTGACCTTCAGTTAATGCGTTTTGTTGTAACATATCCAAGATTTCAAGGTCGATTTCTTGAGAAATGTATTCAGATAACATTGAAGTCAATTCTGCTTCAGCATCAATTGAGTGGTATGCGTTCAAATCTTGAGCGAATTCTGGAGTCCATTGTGCTTTTAACTTACGAGTCTTAGCAACGATTGGAATAGAACGAAGCTCTACGTTCAATTCAGGAATACCTAAATCGGTTTCTGGATTTACAGCAAAACCAGAAGTGGTTTGTTCAAAATCACCACGAGTGATGTCAGTTGGTTGCTTTTGGTATTTAACCACAAGACTACTTACAGCAGATGTAGCTTCAATAGAACCACTTACGATAAACGAAAGCGTTGTATTGTTGATATTCTTTGTAAACTCTGGGAATACTTGAGAAATTCCAGTACCTTCAATTGTAAATGCACGAACACCTTCCAAATCAGGATTGGTTAATCCGGCTAAAGCAATTGTTACTTTTGAAAATGCAGTTGAACCAGTAACACCAGTAGCTGATGTAAAGGCTGTATCATAATCAAACTCATCTAAATCACTGGCTGAACCTGGTACAACAGCTGCAATTGAAGCTGAAACAGTAGCTGGTGTAAACGAACCAGAAGCACTAAATGTTACGGATGTATCATTGATGGAGTAGCCAAAACGACCAGCACCATAAAGACCGCCAGTAGCTTGACCTGCGGTTTCGGTAACACCGAACACAGAGTCAGATTGTGAATCTTTACCAGAACCGGTAGTGAAACCGGGCTGACCTGTACCATACTTGAAGTCCAAGTAGAATACAAGACCTGATGGTAGATTCATAGGTTGAACCGAAACGAATTCCTTCGCTGCGATTTCAGAGAATATACGGCGAACTAAAGGAAGAGCTACACCAGCCCATTCTTCAGAGTTTGCCGATTGACCTGTAGCGGATGCTTCAGATACTAATTGTTTTGCTTGGTTTTCAAGTAGAGTAGCCATGCCTGCTTTTTCAAAGTCTGAAGATAATCCTTCTAAAAGGCCAGTCTTGACCCATTTAGATACGACACCTTTAGTCTCTTCAGACATTCTCTTGTTGAAACCAGCAGATTCAGCTAAAATGTTATTTACTTTCATTTTAATCCTTTTCTTTTTTTGATTTTTATTATTTGATTAAACCAGCTAACTTCTTAAATCTTTCAGCTACTGCGTCACCTTCAGATAAAATCTTTCTTGGTGCTGCGGTTGACTTCATAGGTTTAGAAGCGAGTGATTCTTTGACAACTGTTTTCTTTTTTCTAGCAACATTTAAGTTTTCACCTAATGTAGCAAATACTAATTTTACTTCTCTCAAGTTTGAAGCTCTATCGAAATTTTCGATAACTTTAACTTTTTGAGATTCATTCAAATCGAAAGTTCTGAACAACTTGTTAGTGTAAAGAAGTTTTGCGTTAAGTAAGTTTACTTCGTTGATGGTTTTTCTCATAGACTGAATAGTCTTATAAGCTTCTTCCAATTCTTCTTTGTAGCCTTCAGTAGCGTCTTCTTCTTCTTCGGTCATCTCTTCTTCATCTTCACCTTCCATTTCTTTCAATGTGCGGATAATTTCGTTGATGTCAAGTTCTTCTTCATCTTCTTCAGATGTCATTTCATCTTCCATTTCATCTTCTTCAGATGTCATTTCATCTTCCATTTCATCTTCTTCGGTCATTTCATCGTCTGAAGCCATTGCGTCTTCTAACTCTCTGATTACTGCTTCAAGGTCAAGGTCATCTTCTTCGGTATCTTCTTCTTCGTTACCTGTTAAGTCGTACTCTTCACCATCACCAGAATCAGCAGCCATGTCCATTTCTTCTTCAGCGTCCATTCGGTCTTCGCCAGAATACATTGTATCCTCTTCTTCAGCCAAGTCTGTATCATTTTCAATATCAGATGAATCGTTAGCATCAGCAGATGGTTCAGCGTTGTCGCCTGTACCTAATTCTGATGAATCTAATTCTTCTTCCATTGAATCTTCATCCTCATCTTCTAGCTCTTCAGCTAACTTGTGGGATAACATTGATTGAATTCGAGGAGCAAATGCCTCTTCTAAAGCCAACCGAGCGTTAGCTAAAGCAGTCTCTTTGACAGCTTTTGCATCAGCGATAGCTTCTTTGAGCAAATTTGATTTTGCCATTTTAAACTCCTAAATTATTATTTGGGGTAGTAAGGTTATTCGTGAACCTTAATAGTATAATTTTAAATAAAGTTATAGCCCATTAGGGGGCTACATTTTTAGTAATAAATATGGGAACTTTTATTGAAACAATAAAGTGTTTACCATTTATTCTTGTTGTTGGCGACGCGTCCACTCTGCACGGAGTGCTTGATTTCGTAGCTCTCTTTTTTTCGTGGTAGGTTTTGTATACTCACGATTTTCTTTAATCCATTCAATTTTACCATTGTCTTTCATATTCCGTTTCCAGAATCGTAAAGCGGCTTCTATATTATTATTTACTACCCTTACAGCGTTGGGCCTTCCAATAATAATCATATCGGTTTTTCTAACCTTTTTGTGTTTTTTGTTTTCTTCCATAACTTGTTTTTTATATTGTAATAAATATAATTTTTTAACTTAAATCATCAAGTCCATTTTTAAAATCAGAAAAAAGTTTTCCTAATCCTCTTTGAGCACTTGGGGATAACTTTTTAATTTGTGATAAGTTTTTCTTAATCATTTGAGAAAACTCAACTGATAGGTCTTGTAGAACTTTAGTGTCGTTCATTTTACCTTTTCCTTTACAATCCGTTCGTTTACTGATTCATAGTAAAGGTTCATCATCATATCTTTAAGTTTTGGATTTTTAAAATCACCTTTAAACTTTTCTAATGCTCTTCTTGCTTTTAATGCATTTGTGTTAGCAACTACAAAGTGTCCTGTCTTTTCACCACCCAATCTCTTAGCCATTGATATGGCTTGTATTTTTGGACCAACACCTTTTTGATTTCCCATAGGGTCAATCACAGTATATTTTTCTTCGTTTAGTGATTCACTCAATTTGAAGTAAAAATATTTTCTCATATATTCCAATGACTTTATGATATCTTGTAATTCTCTTTTACCCTTTGGTCCAAGTTCTTCATCTCTCAAATATGCACTTAAAACTGCGTATGCACCATTTACAAACTGATATGGGTTTTCAGCTTTTACAGTATATGCAGCTTCGTTTACTGATTCAAGTTTTAAATTTCGTTGTGCATTAACTAATCCATTAATAATAGATTTTAAACCACCTTTAACTCCATCAGTATCTTTAGCTTGAACTCTTTTATCCAAAATTTTGGTGTTCATCTTTAAGAAGTTGATGATTGCGTTTTCAACAGCGTTCCACTTGATTTCTTCTTCGTTTAATTTTCCTTCCATTATACCCACTGCAATATCACCAACCACAAAATCAGGTTTAGATGCATATTTCTTATTTACAATAGCAACTTTGTTATTTGGAGTTGGTTGTATAATATAAATTGGTAATGGTTCGGTAGCGAAAGTATATTTCATACCTAATTTCTTTAACTCACTACCCACACTCATAAATGAAGATGCTGCTTCAACTGCCCCTTTGATTTTATCCATATCAGTAGAAGAAACGCCTTCGTTTACTGATTCATTGGTTACTTTAACACCCCTAACACCTGCCCAATCATTTTTGTCAAGAATCATTGTGGAGTGGTTGTTTAATGATTTTGCAAACTTTTCAGCATCTTCTCTACTTTTATATCCTGCTGCTTGTGGTTTTGAAAACTTACCATCTTTTTTTTGATATAAAACATAAAATAAATTAGAATCTCTTTCTTCGTTTACTGATTCATCTGCTTTTTTACCAGCTCTTAAATCAGCCAAGTCATCAGCTTCAATGTCACCATCACTATCAACATCCAACTCTTTTTGTTTGCCTGTTAATTCTTCGTTTCGTTTGATTAAAGATGTTAGCTTCATAGACTCATTAGCGAACTCGTCTGCGTTCTTCTTGTCTTCAGCGTCTACACCGGTTACTTTATAGGATTTACCATCAACTTCAAATGAATCATCACCAGCAGCGATAGCTTTTGCTCTTTCAGCACCAAACTCATTACCTTCTTTGATTTCGTAGTATTTACCAAGAACCTCACCGATTTCATCGTAAGATGATTCTAATCTTTGTTGTAAGGTAGATACCTCTTTGATTGTGTTTGAGAAAACCTTGAATGATTCGTTCATAGATTTCATATGTCTCTGAACAGTTACTCTATCAAACCAATCACCGGTTTCTTTTAAGGTAAGGTTATTTGCGTTTTCAACAATACCTTTGATTGAATCGTGGATTTCTGAAATATTACCTTTGTGTGAAATCATTTCACCTAATTGGCGGTAAGCAGCAACAGCTTCAACGAATGCACGCTTTTCTTCTTTGGTCATTCCTTGACCTTCTTCATCTTCGCCTACATTCATCCTACGATAATCTAAATGTTGTGATTCTTTAAGTAATTGTGTTAACTTTTTCATTTTAGCTATCCTTATTTTTTACCTTCAACAAGTTTTTCAATTTTTTCACCCATTGGTCTACCAATAGTCATTGATACATAAAATCCAATTGCGTCTACGATGTCTTTACCATCCCATTTTGCAAGAGCCGCAATGTTTGGACCTAAATCATATTCATACATTTGTATAAGGTCCTTCTCCGCCATTGGGTCACCTTCGTATTTTGCTCTTGGAAAAAGTGATGGAACCTTCCTTGATGTTGAATGGAAGTTAGCATCAGTTAATGCACCCTGTAAAATATACATTATTGCAAATTGATGATTTGGACCACCTTTTCTTAAATCACCAAGTTCACGTTCTAACATTTTGTTAACTTTTACATTTAACTGGCGGTCCATTTCATTTAATTTACCTTCGTTCATACCACTACCATATTCGTGGTAGTTTGAAGATGCTTGTGAAATATATTCATCAGCCATAGTAATGTAACTCTGAATCCAAGCTGGAATATCTTTTTCCATCTCACCCATTTTTTGCTTCAATTCAGTAGCGTACTTGATAATTGAATCTAATGAGTTTTGAGACATTTTCACTTCGTGGTCTTGTTCTTCGTTTACTGATTCAGAAAACATTTTAATCATTTTCCTTTGGATAGGATTATTAGGTTTACCTACAAGTGCAGTTACAAAATCCATTTTACCATCTAGCTTACTTTTTTTAAGAAATTGGTATAATTTTTCAATATTCAACTCGTTAGTATCAACGAATTTTTGAACTGCATCAGGTCTTGTTGCAGTTAATGAAGCAATCGCTACTGCGAATTTGCTAATACCAGCATTAGTATATTTACTAACATCTTCTTTTAATAATGACATCATTTTCATTTTATATCTCCAAAATCACACTCACAATATCCACCCACTTCGCAGATGATATCTCTCATAAGTGTATTAACCTTATTATAATTAGTTTGTTTTCTTTGAAGTGATTCATTAATAACCCCTTCATTTGTAGGTTTCATAAAAGCACCATGCGTTGATGGGTTAGAAACAAAGTCCCAACATATTAATTCAAAATCAGTTTCAACGGCAACTGTACCATCTTCTTTGATTTGCTTAACCGAACCCATGCCCCTTGAAGAAATACCCACAGTACAACCAGCGTTGATTATTTCTTGCAAAATTCTACCAGTAGGCGTGTTTAAAATTTCAACTTGACCCATTACATCATCACCTTTCCAGTAAACATCACGAATAATGTGAGATGTATTTTTTAGTTCAACCACAGACGATTCAGGATGGTCTAATTCACCATACGCCCTGTTTTCTCTGATTTCTCTACCTTTATACTTTTCAATTTCACGTTCAAGGATATTTTTTGGATAAACCCTACCATTTTGATTTGTTGAGTTGGCTCTTTGTAATACACCCGTTACAAGAAATCTACCATTTTTATTAAGTGATTCTTTTAAGATTTGAGGTGTAATCTCAAATAAACTAACATCAATGAGTAATTGCTTCATTATTTTTCCCAGATTTGTTTTTTGCGGTAAAGGTCAAGAAACACTTTAGCTAATTCTTTACGAATTAACAATCTGATTTGAGAGATATCATCTATCTCCAAAGCTTCATTAACTTGATTCTTTTCACATCCGCAAGACATATTACGACCCTAGCTCTTTAATCTTACGAGAAATTTTTAACATTCGTTCAGAAATCTTACCAAATCTAATTTTTGTAGATTCCCAATACTGACCTTGACTTAATCCCATTTCGGTTTTAAGTTTGGTATTTTGATTTACCAATTGTTCTACTTCGTAAAGTTTACGGTTGATTTCTTTAATAGCAATGTTTACTTTTTTCTTTGCAGACATTGACTCATCTTTTCTATAAGCACGGTAGGTTGCTTCAATCAAATTTTCTAATTGAGAATCTATCTTTAATACTGATTCAAAATGTTTATTTGATTTTTTTGATTTTTTATATCCCAATACCTCAATGTGGTCATCATCCATATCATCTTCACTTTTAGCAAAAGCGTATGGTGTTCTTGGGGGACCTGCTCCACCATCAAGGTTTGCAGTTACATTTGCCTCATCCAACTCATCTTCTTCTTGTTGAATTTCAAGTTCATTAAACTTATCTTCAAGTTCTTTTAGTAAGTATCTACTCATTTTAGTTTCCTCACCTCTTCAAGCAATTCGTGGTATCTTAATAAGGAAAGAACCTGTGTTTCGCTGATTATCTTTGATGTTGCAATGTTTTCCATTAAATTAATGGTTTCATTTAACTTAATAGATACAACCTTATCTGATACTTTTACTTTACCAAATGCGGTCTTTAATTTTTTAACTTCGGAAATAACATATTTTCTTAATTTTTCTGAATTATCAATGTTATTGATGTATGTTCTTAATACATTCTTTTGTTCCAAAGTTAAACTTGAATACTTTTCGTTAAACGAATCAACCAAGAATTTGTAAGCCAATAAACGAACTTCTTTTGGTTGGGTTGTGTATTCTTCGTTAATTTTTTCTTCTATCAATTGCTCTTTTTTGGTAATAATACTTTCAAAAATAGTATTCTTACAATCAACCCATTCTTTTGGAGAATTTTCTTGTTTATATTCAAACAATTTATAGGTTGATGCTAATTCTTTGTAATTGTTTACACGATATTTAAAAAAGTCATCAATCTTATATGATTCTTTGATAGATTTAATAAGATTATATTTTTGTCTACGAAGAAGTGATTCGTTTAAATTTCTTCTTTGCTCTAAAATAATATTAACAAATTCTTGAGCTTTGTATTGAGTGTCAAATGTTTCTTTTTGAAGCGTTTGATAAAAATTTAATTCTTTAGTTAGTTCAGTTCCTTTTTTAAAGTGGAACTTTATAATTTCAAGCGCCAATGAGTTTTTGCCACCCAATGTATCAGCAGCAATTTGTCTCACCAGTAGCTCAAATAAAATACCTGTATTTTTGAACTTACTATGTTTTAGTTTACCCATTTCAAACCTTTTATTTGACTTTCTAATAAATAAATATCGTATTGTAGGTTAAATCGTATCATCTAACAATTGTGACTCATCTAATAACCCAGATTCTTCAGGTTTAGACTCTTTTTTTAAGGATTCCATAATCATAGATTTAGTTTTAACCTTCATTTTCTTTAAAGAAGAATTCAATGCGTTTTGGGATTCAACCGCCATTGGTCCTTTTCTAAAAGTATGATATGTGCTGTCTCTACCAATGTCGGTTTGTTTACCAAGTGGGTCTCTACCCATATTTGCTTGGTCAGTTCCATAGGTTCCACCTTCGGTAGGTCTTCCAGCGCCAGGAAATCCACCTTCAGGCGAACCACCTTCTTCTTCTTGACCTTGTTGAGAAATCACAGCAAGGTCGTGTGGAGTTCCAAACGATTCACCTGTTTTAGCAGGGTCATTACCTTCGGTGGTAATTTGTTCGTGTCTAAATGATAACTTTAAATCATCAATTACTCTTTGTTGTTCTACTTCCCACTCATCCTCGGACATATTAAAGATATTTTTGTAAATCCACTCTTGTGAAATCATCTTCAAATCCTTCAAGTCTCTTATAAGAGCTGTTTTTTCAGAAAGTAAAGCAATCTTTTCTTGTTCGTAGATAATAGATGGATTTGTAAGCTCTAATTCAAAGTTAACAAGGTCTTCGTTTTCGTATCCTTGTGAGTAAAGGTGAACGATTGCGATTTTGGTAAGTTCTGATAGAACAATCTTTTGAACTCTTTCAACAGTTCTTGCAAATCTAATGTCTTGTTGAGCAAGGGTTGCTTTACCTTCTACACCCTCTTCGTATCCGATGAATGCTTTAGGAACTTTTAAAGCAGCCATCATTCTATTCTTCAGGTATTCAATATCATCAATACCACCGAACTCCATACCACTCAAAGAATCAATTTCAGTTCCGCTTTGACCACCACGAACCGGTAAGAAGTAATCTTCTAACATATTCATCATGTTGAACTTGAGGTTGTAATCACCTGTGTTCGGGTCAATGTATGGAACTTTTTTCATTCCATCAATAATGTTCTGCATATGTTGGTCAACCTCTTGTGGTGGGATATTACCAACATCAATTTTAAAGATTCTTTTTTCAGGCGCTCTCATAATTCTATGAATCATCATTGCGTCTTCCATAAGAGTCAATTGCTTCCAAGTTTTTCTAGCACCCTCTAACAAAGAACGACCATATGGTAAGAAATTTGAGTCGGCCATCAATCTAAAATGCGCAACCTGATAAAATGGGAAATAAGTGTGTTTGTCTTTACTACCATATGTAAAATTGGTAGAAGAACTCATGCTTGCTAACTTGAACCTAACCTCATAAGGGTTATCAGGATTGAATCCTTCTTCACGCTCAAGTTCGTATGCTGAAATTGGTTGAACATTTACAATACCAACACCCTCTTCAATATCTAAATATAAAAAGTAATCACCATATTTGTTCATACCACGAACCCAAGCCCAAAGGTTAAATTCAATGTTTAAAATATCATAAAATAAGTTGTGTAAGATTTTCTTTAAGGTCTCATCCGAAGATTTAATACGAATTACATCACCCATATCATTCTTTAGAGTACACTCATCGGAGTAGATATCCAAAATAGAAGTGATGATTGAATCTTTGTCCATCGCCTCATAGTCAGTATATAGTTCTAACTTATTTGAGTGATAGTTGAATTGTTGGTTATAGGTTTCCCAATTTCTACGAGATGTATGTAAACGACCAAATCTATCGTAATACGATGTTCCACGGATGTTACCTTGGGATTGAAGTCGTTGCGAATCTACAGTCTGTAAACGATTCTTACCAACTCTTCTTACGATGACTTGGGTAGCGAATAGTTTTTGTAGTTTTCCAAATAATGAATTATCTGCCATAATGTTTTTCTTAACTAAAAGAGTATACTTTTACAAGCTATAAATATACAAAAAATAAACCACACTACCAAATTAAAGTATCCAAGTCATATCAATATCGTTTCCACGACCATCTTTAATAACCCAAGGGTTGTGTTGACCCATTCTTGCATTGTAAACCCCACCATTTGTTTTTGAAATGTGACTTAATGCTGTACGGCTTAAATCTATACCCTGTTGTCTTAATTTTAATGCGGTGTCTCTTACCCAAAGTCCTGTGGAGAACGACATAACCAAGTCATCATTATACCCTTGTTGAGCTTCTGCTCTACTACCATTCCAAATGAATACGAATAGTTCATCAATAAGACGCTTTGAGTGAATGATTGGTGTCTTTTCTCTCATGTAGGTATCAAGTTTAGAAATCACCAAAGGTCGTGTTCGTGAGGACATTGTAAAGCCCGGAACCATATCTTCTTTTTTCTTTAAATCCCAACCCCTACGAAGATGAATATCTTCATCAATATAACCTAAATCACGATACGAGTAATATAAATTTGTATAGTTTCTATCAATAACTTCTTGGATTACAGCCCAACCAATGTTTGCATTTTCAACCACCAACATTGCATTATTCCACTCTGCAGCAACGGATGTAAGGAATGCTCCATATTGTTTGGTTTCAATCTTGCCTTTGTATTCCGCAACTTGTTCTACAGTTTCAACATCAATAACGTGAAACGCTGAATAGTCAGTTGAGTCACCTCTAGCGACATCGGCAACCACCACATAGTCACGAGAATAATTTGGATATTCCCATAACCAATAGTTTCCATCAAATCCTCGTTTTTCAATTGGGTCTTTAATGTAAGTTTCAGTATACCAAGTTAGGATTGTTGAGTCAACTACCGTGTAACCTGAACTGATAAAGTCACAATCACATTCTTGTGCTGCACCTTTTTCACCAAGTAATTTTGTTTGACTATCCCTCCACTTTTGGTCTCGTTCAGGATGAACTGTCCAGTGAAGTTTAATTGGATTCCAACTATCACCAGCCTCACCTTTTAACCAAATTTTGTGAAACCAATTACCCACACCATTTGGAGTTGATAACACAATGGCCTTACCACCAGTAGAAAGGGTTGATTGAGAAGAAGTCCAAATATCTTCAATATTGGAAATAAACGCAGCCTCATCCATAATCAACATTGAAAGAGCTTCGGAACGACCTGCGTCACCTGCTGCTGATGTTGCTTTGATTTGAGAACCATTTCTTAATCGTAAAGAAAGTTTATTATCCTCTTCGGTTTGACCTCTTAACCAACTTGGTAAATTTTCGTGCATAAACCTTACTTTAGTCACAAGGTTTTTTGCTACTTCTTGTTTGGTTGCAATTACCAATATGTTTTTGTCTTCGTGGAACAACATCATCCACAAAGAATATCCTGCCGATAGAGTAGAAATACCTAACTGGCGAGATTTAAGGATTACATTAAATCGGTGGTCATCAAATTCCCTCATCAAATCTTCTTGGAAATCATAAAGATT